ATGCGCTGCCGTTTCTCTCGTTTCGTTGTTGATGTCGGCAATTTCTGCGAGGAAGGATACCGCAAAATCAAGGTTGTTTTTACTGTCCGGATTAACCTTCTCCAGTACCTTGTTTATTTCGTGAGGCTTTCATGATTGAGAGATATTTTATTTGCCCTTGCTGTCGCGCTGAAACTAAGCTTTCTAGGGTTATATGCGGCATGGGCAATATGAAGTATTGCCCTGTCTGCTGTGAGCCTTTGTCTATGGCGGATTTGTGTTACAGGGATGCAGGCTGCGCAATTGGTGCTCCTGCTTCTTTGGAAGGAAAAAAAACTTTAACTAGAGGTGTTTTAAATGGCTAAAATTGCCAAATGCGTTAAATGCGGACAAGCTAATACTCTTGCTTCCCGTTATGTGAAGGTTTTCTATTGCCGCTATTGTGAGCATAAGAATGTAGGGGGTAAATAATGGAATACATTTTTCCTTTGCTTTTGCTTTTAATTGCTGTTCAGCTTCTTTTAATTCAAAGGCGTATTTCTGATTTAGAAGAAAAGGCTCGCATGAATGAGGAGCATCATTGGGTGACCCTTCAAAGCCTTGTTTCTGAACAGGCTGAAACTCTCATTGACAACAGTTATTTCAGGCAATGGGAGCGTAAGCGATCAAGAAAACTGGCTGAGCTTGAAGCAAAGTCAAAAGAAAACGGAGGTAAGCAATGATTGACCGCATTGACTTATATTTTGCCGTTGCTGTTGTTATTTTTTCTATTATTTTTTCTTCGTTTTTCTTTTCCTTGAAGTTTCACGAAAGGAGCATAGAGAAAATGAATGAGCAATTTTCCATTCAGGAATATAACCACGGTGTTTTGCTTAATGTCCTTCTTGCTAGGGATAGCGTTCCTGTTGTCAGGTTTGATGAGAATTTGAATGAGGTGAAAAACTGTGAATAGAAAATGCCATGAGTGTAAATTGGCGTTAGGTTTTTGCCCTCATTCCTTCGCTTGCAAGGCTATGCCTTGGGATCGTTTTTTGCGCATTCAGGTTAATGAAGTTCAAAAGGCAAGGCTTGAATCTCTTTCGGCATTAGGGGCTGTGCGCTCCGGGGAGGTAACAAGGCTATGAATAAATTTTTAGGTATTGCTGGTGGAAAGCTTAACAAGTTTGCGGCTCTTATTGCGGTCGCTCTTGTCTCTGCTCAGTCGGCATTCGCTCAGGGCGGCTTAACTATTCCTGCGGGAACGGACACCACATTGATAGGCTACATCAATGACGCTTTTGGCGTTATAATTGGTGTTGTCGTTGTTGTGATTGCTGCTGGCTTGATTATTAAGATGCTTCGCAAGGCGGGCGGTTGATAATGTTGCTTAATGCCTTTTGTTCTTCTCTCTCTTCCGCCCCCCCTCCCGACTTTGGAGGGAGGGGGGCGTGGATTAGAAAGCCTTCTAATTTTTTTTCATTTTTTCTAGGTATGGTTGTGGGTATTAAGAATCATTTTAATTTTTTTGTGTTTTTTCTTTTTTTTCTTCCTTCCCCCTCTTTTGCGTTTTCTCATTCTCATTCTTCCACTGTGTCTTTAAATAATCGTTATCATCCACATATAACCGGCTTGAATTCCCAGTGCTATGCCTACGGCAACACATTGACCGCCTGCGCCAATGGCTTTTGTTCCAGCGCTTCATTCGTCGGAACTTATTCCTATATCCGTGTTTCCGGCTCCGTTCAGTGCTCCGGCGTTTGGAACGCTTTTATTTCGGACGATTCTCCCCACATGGCTTGCGTTGTCCCCTCTCCTTTTTCCGGTTCTTGCTCTGCATCTGCTTCGGCCGGTTCTTCTGATTTGAGCATTCATTTGACTTCTCCTTCCTGCAATGATGATTCCTCCCCTTCCTCTGCTTACTGCGGCATAAACGCTTCTACTTTTTCCTGCACTTATTCTACTTCCTGCGTTCTTTCTGATGATGTTTCTCTCCCCCCCCTGCCTGACCCCCTTGCCCTTTCATTCCCCCGAGTGCAAAGGCATTGGGAATAATGCTTTGTGGCTCGCTGGAAATCGTTCACGTGTTTTTTGGGCTACAGAGGATTTAGCTTCTTCTTATCCTTCTCTTTATGCGTATTGGGATTTAATTTCAGCTGCGGAAGCTGGCCATCCTTCTGATAATTTTATCCGTCCTGATGGCTCCCAGTGTAATTTATTTGACGGCGGCTCTTCTGGCGATCGTTTTCAAGTTTCTATTTGTCTTTCAGGTCAAAAAGACCCTGAGCAAAGCTCTAGCAGTTCTAACATTTGTGACACCCATCCTGATCTTCTTGATTGCCAAAGCAGCTCTAGCTTTTCTGATAATTCCAGCAGCTCTGGCGGCAATTCTAGCGGCTCTGACGGCGGTTCTTCAGGTAGTGGGGGTTCTAGCGGCTCTGGCGGTGATGGCGAGGGTGGCGGCAGTGAGGGCGGCGAGGGTGAAGGCGAGGGTGGCGGCATTAGCTGCAAGCTTTTGAATAACTGTGACTGGTCAACTTTAGAAACACAGCTTAAGCAATTGGGTGTTGAGGAGGATATCCGTGAGTATGTCCGCAGTCTTGTTGCTGAAGTCAGGAGCGGCAATAGCTTGACCGATGAACAGAACGGCTTGCTCCGTGGCGTTGCCAGTTCCATTAATGGCCTTGGCGGCAAGCTGGATGGCATAGGCACGGGCATAGGCGGCCTTGGCGGCAAGCTTGACGGCATTGCCGGTCTTCTTGGCTCCATATCTGGCAAGCTTGACTGTGTCGGCTATGATTTTTGCGATGGCAAGGGTGGCGGCTTCTGTGATCCTCGTGTTTCTGACTGCACCCATAAATTTACCGGTGATGACGCTGATACCGTTTGGGGCGTTGCTCGCTCTTATCTTGACAGCGCGATGAAAAGCTATGGCCTTGATAGCTCCGGTCTTGCTGGCAAGTATTCCGTTTCTCGCTTGCTTCAGGACACTAGCAAGGTTTTTCCTAGCGTTCGCCGTGCCATTAGCCCTTTTAATGATTACATCAGGGCTAATACTTCTGGCTGTGGCACTATTTTGGATTTCTCCTTTTCGTTTTCTGGTTTTAGCTGCGGCAGTGCTTGCAAGATTGATTTGACTAATTTCGGTGGCAAGCCTATAGGCAAGATAATGTCTGATCTCTTTACCGTTGCTTTTGGTCTTGGCGTATTGATTCGCATTATGTTTGTTCTTCGCACTTTGGGGCAAAGGGGGTAATTTATGTTTGCGGCTTTGGGTTCTCTTATTGCGGTTGTCACTACTCTTGTTCCTTTGATTTACACCGCTGTCAAGGTTTTTCCACGTGTCAAGAAAATTCTTTCTCTTCTTTTCAGTATTGGCCGTGGCACTGTTGGCCCCGGCAATTTCCGTAGCGGCTTGATTGGCCTTTTGCTTTTCGTTTTCACTTTTGTTGGCGGCTTCCTGTTCTTTGTGTCTATCTATATGGGCTGGGGCCTTGAGGTTTATTTGGCTGTCATGAATGTTGTTTTCACTCCTTTCGCTTACATTGCTGAAAACTTCATTCGTTCTTTCATTAGCCAGCTTCCCAACCTTCCCCCTAATGCCGCTTCTGTTGTTTGCCTTTTTGATTTTGGCACCTGTTTCACTCTTTTGACTATTGGCTTTGCTTCTGAGGTATTTATGCGCATAATAATTTATTTTCTTTTGAGGCGTGGCAAATGATAAAGTTCCGCATAGCTCCCCCCCGCACTGGCAAGACGCAGCAGATTGTCCAGGTTGATATTCCCCATTACCTTAAGATAGGCTGGAAGGTTTACCACAATATCCCCGGCCTCAACGCCGTCAAGATGGCTTATTATTGCGGCCTTTACCCTGACGATGTTGAGCGGCAGCTTGAATACGCCTATGCGCCGTATATAAGGCAGTTTGTCATTGACAACGATTTGCGAAAGGAGGCTGAGAAGATAGGCTATGACAAGATTGAGGAAAAGTATTACAAAGAGCTTTCCGAGGTTTACCGTGCTGCCGTTCCTGAGATATTGGAGTATATTCCTTCGCTTCCTGCTCACACCGCTGTCGTTATTGACGAGATTCAGAATTTCATTCCTGCCACTGATTACAGGGACCCTAAGAATGTCAAATTCTTTGAATACGCTACCACTCATGGTCATCAAGGCCATGATCTTGTTTTTGCCACCCAGCATGAGGATAATGTTGATGTCAAGGTTAGGCGCATAGCCAATCTTTTGGTTTACATGTATCGCCGTGAGATCCTTGGCTCTTTTTTTAGCAACTCTGTCACGGAAAAGCATTACGCCGGCTGCTCAACCGGCAACCCTGAATTGCTCAATAAATATGCGGTCAAGTATGATGTCCGTGTGTTTGGCCTTTACAAGAGCTATGTCAACGATGGCATTAAAGAGACTAGAAAGTTTCGTTCCATCTGGTACAATGGCACTTTGATTTTCCTCGCCCTTGTCTTTGTTTTCTGCCTTACCCGTGTGCCCGGTTTTTTGAGGAAATGGGGCATTGTTGGCAAGGCTGAAAAGCCTGTCGCTAAAGAGTATAAAACTCCCGGGGATTATTTGGGCGAATATGAGGATTACTATTGCGGCAATCAGCTTTATGTTCTCCGGCCCGGCGGTAGGGTTGACTTGCTTTCCCCTGTTGGCGTTCCTGTTGTCGTTTGCCCTTCTAAGAATTATTCGCCTGGCAAAGAGGTAAAAAATGATTAAGCTCCTTTTTCTTTTCGTTCTCGCCGTGAGCGCTTACTCTCAGCTTCCCGGCTGGCTTTCTCCCCCTAGGAAAGATGCTCCTAAATCGGATTCTTCCGTTTCCGTGAAGACGGTTTACAAGACTAAGACTGTTAGGGATACTCTTTTCGTCCGTGACACGTTGTCTAGGGTTGATACCGTTGTCAGGGTTGACACTCTTTACCATTGGAATTCGCAGTATAAGTACACTGTCCGTTACGCCTTCACTTCCTTGAATGTTGATATTTCCAATCCTGAATGGCTTGATTACGCTGCCGTTAATGAGATTGTCGCTCGTGACACTGCCACCCTTCGCATAGGCAGCGAAGAGGTTCGCACTCTTGGAAGCATTATAGATCGGTTTGGAAACAAGATACCGCAGACGGATATAATCACTACCGGTTTTACGATTCAGGTTTTGAGGGACAAGGTTGTCATAGAGTATCGTGGCAAGAACTCTTTGGCTATGTTCAGCGGAAATTTTGATTCTCACGGCTTCCTTGTTGCGACCGGCGAAATAACTGAGACTCATTTTTTGTCTTCGTTCTTTCCGTTCAATCTTTTCTTTGGCTCTTCCAGGAAGAAGATAATAATCCAGATTTTGAGGGAGGTTCGCGCATGAGCTATTATTTGGGCGTTTTCATTTGCGGCTTCTTTGTGTGGGCTGTCATCAAGGGGATGGAGTGAATTATGGGCAAGTGGCCTAATTGTGTTATTCAGCATGACAGCTGTGATTTTGATTCAAATTGCGGCTTTACTTGCGAGCAAGTCTTTTGGCGCGAGCTTGCAAGCGATTCTTCCGCTGTGTATTCCACTGAATTTTACGAAGATTTTATGAATATGTGTACGCGGTATTATTTTCCTAATGGCTGTGATTCTTCTTCCGGTTCCGTCTGTCCTTCCTCTGAATTTAATTGGAATGAGGTTAATTCAGGCTTCGTTGAGGCTTTCCCCGTGTTCTTCGCTATTTTTGGCGTTTACTGCATTGTCAAGGTGTTTAATTTTGCTTTAAAGTGAGGTTTCTATGCTTTATCGTTTTTTTGGTCGTGTTTGGTATCGCTGGCATTCTTTTTGCCACTTCCTTTCGTGTTTGTTCCTTCGTTCTCGCCTTCGCTATTTCCACATAAGGAAATATGAGAGCATTTATATTTCTAGGATTATTAAACTTGTTTTTATGTTAGTTTCTTTGTCTTGTGTTAGCGTTCTTTATGGGTTTATTTTTGATGATTCATATCATGATCGCTTCCTAATTTCTTTTTCTTTTGTGATGTCTTCTGTTTATTTTTGTCTTTTCCTTTTTCCTATCCGTCTTGCTTTTTTAATGTTTTTTTCTGTTCCTATTTTTTCATTTCTTTATCTTCTTTTGCTCTCTTATGTTGCTAAATTCTCCTTTTTATTTTGGGGTATTTATTATGTTCCTTGATAAGTATTTTGTTATTTCGTTTATTCCTTGCCAAATTAATTTCGGTAATATATTTATCGCTAGTGCTATTATTGCTATAATTGCTATTGCTGCTATGATTTTTGCCCATATTGGCAAGATAGAGAAAATGTCCTCTATCATTTCTAGCATTTTGTTTTCTTTTGGCTGCCTGTATTTTTTTCTCATGCCATTTAATTTACAAAAAAAACTAATTCTCTTTTAG